GAAGCCGGTCAGAGAACTGGTAGCCATTCGACAACGACTGATTCACCGTGCCGTAAGACTCGCCCCGACCGTCCTCCAAGCCAAGCTTTTGCAGCTCGCCATACCTGTAGGTGTAGGACTTAGCAAGTTCCTTAGCCCTCGCCCGCTGCTCACGGTAGAGACGGTTAGCGTGCGCCGAAGCAGACTCGTGCATGTGACCCGGGCTGTTGTAGAAGACGGCCCCGCCACTAGCGAACTTAGGCGCTTGGCCCTTGTCCACCATGTCGCGGAAACGGTAGACCGCGGCCTGCCCGCCCATCTTCTGAACCTCGGTCGCCGTGAGAACATGCTCACCGTTCGACAGCCAAGCCGGGATCTCATCCGATGTGCCAGTCCCCGGGCCGTGGACAGCGCCACCAACCTCACCACCAGTAGCGAAAACATGCTTCTTGCCGCTCTGGTTCGCCCCGCCAGTGGAAGCGCCCTTACCGTTAGTGCCCGCGGATGGGTCGTAAAACCCGGATGCGTCAGTCTGGAAAACGATGGTCACAACCTTGCGGTTGAGCGCGTCCGCCGCCTTGCCGATGCCCTGGATCTTCAGCATCGAGTCGACGTAGTTCTGGATCGCGGTGTCGACCTTGACGCCTTTGGGAATACCAAGGACCGACCGGGCCATATCATCGGCTTTAGTCTTAGACCCTGTAAACGCAAGAGCGTTGGCATACAGGTCGTTGTACTGTCCCTTGAGTTGCTTGCTCAGAGCCGGGATGCTGGCACCCGACAGCTTGGAGTTGGCGTCAAGCATGGTAAGCGCTGCCCGGCCAGCGTCGTCAAACGCCTTCTTGTTTTCCTTGCCAGCCGCAGTCGTTATGTCCAGCGACTTGTTTGCCCCGGACGATTCCGTGCGCAGTTTCTCAAGAGCGGTCTGGTACCCAATGGCGGCATCGTCCGCGCCGATCTGGATAAGCCCTGCCTGCTCAAATGAGGTGATCAGCTTGCCCATATCGAGAACGAGGCCCTCAGCGGAGAGGCCGACCTTGTCCAGGGCCTTCGACATCTCCGGGGTAACAGCCTGAGCCTTACCCATAGCGTCCGTGTACATCTCAGTGGAACCACCAGCCGCCTGCATGGCCGGCGGGACCTTACCCATCGCCCAGTTCAGAACATCCTGGTCAGATACGGTCACCTTCGCCTGCGAGGCCTGAGCCCGCAGAGCATCTAGGTACTGCGGGAAGCTCTTAGCCGTTGTCTCAATCGAGACGCCAGACTTGAGCCCTTCGTCAGCGATCTTCTTGAACCCGTCCGCGGCGATCTGCGCGTTCCCCGAAGAAGTCAGACTAGACAGGGACTGGTCGTACTTGTCGATCTCATCACGGGCAGGCTTCAGCGAATCCGGGATCTTCGCGACGTCGTTGAACCACTTATTGACCGTCTCGTCCAGGTTCATGTTGTTGATGCGCTTCAGCGCATCCCCGACACCGTTTATCCCGGCAGCCGCAGCACCTTGACCGCTAAGCTTTTTGAACGTGTCATCGACCGCGCCGCCGTTCTTCTGCAACGCAATGAGCGCCTGCGTGGTCTGGTCAACACTCGACGTAACCGGCATCATGGCGTTGCCAACAGCCGAAGCCGCCGCCAGCAAAGCGAACGCAGCCGCGGCAATACCAGCAGCCTTGCCTACCGCGCCCATCTTTGACGAGAGGCCCGGGATGTCCTGCGACAACTGCTTGAAACCACTGATCGTGTCGAACACCTTGGGCGCGAGGGTCAGGAACCCGCCCGCCACAAGAGCTACAGCACCCGTTACGGCGGCGAACCCGAGGATCGTGCCCTTCGTGGACTCGGGCAACTTCTCAAACCCGTGAACCACATCGGTAATGTGCTGCACCACGGGCCGGAGGAACCCGTCAGCCGTGGAACCCATCTCGATCATGCTGGTCTGCCAGGATGCTTGCAGCTTGTTCATGTCGCCGCTGAGGGAGTCCATCTTTCCCGCGGCCTGCTTAGCGGCGAACCCGGAATCGTTGACAGTGTTGATCCAGTCCTGCACGCCAGACGCGCCAGCCTGGTAAAGGATGTTCGCGCCGACAATGGACCGGGCGCCGAAGATGTGCGCTTCCATCGCGTTACGCTCAGACTCGGACAGCTTGCCCATCTTGTCGTGCAACTGACCAGCCAGCGATGTCATGCCAACGAAGTGGCCCTGCTGGTCGTAGATGCTCATACCGAGCTTCTTCATGTCACCGGCAGCGGTGGCAGACGGTGCCGCGAGCTTCAACAGCATCTGCCGCAGGTCAGTACCCGCAGCCTCACCCATCAGGCCGTTCTGAGCGAACAGGGCCAGGGTGCCGACAGTGTCGTCCAGTGACATGCCGAACTGGTGAGCGACCAGCCCGCCGGACTTCAACGCCCAGCCAAGCTCAGAGACACCACCGAGGGCCTTATCAGCGCCTGCCGCGAGGAGGTCAGCAACGTGCGGGATGTCGCTACCCTGAAGCTTGAACTGCGTCATGGCGATAGTGGCGATCTCGGTAGCCTGCGCCACGTCGATCTGCCCCGCTGCGGCGAGGGTCAGGGATCCGGCGAGAGCGCCGCCCATGATGTCCTTGACCGACACGCCAGCCTTGACCAGTTCAATCTCAGCGTCCGCAACCTCAGCCGCGGAGAACCCAATCGACTGACCCATGTTCAGGGCCGCAGCAGTCAGGGTGTCCATGTCCGCAGCGGAAGCGTGCGAGAGGGACTGAACCTGTGCCATTTTGGAGCTGAAGTCAGCGAACGCCTTGACCGCCAACCCAACGCCAGCCTCAGCCGCCGCACCAAAGCCCAGCAACGCAATGCCGGAGTCATGCCACGCCTGCTTGTGCACATCAGCGGACGTGGCCAGTTTCCCTAGCGCCGTCCCGCCAGCGGCCTGCATCCGTTCAAGATCGGCCTGCATCTTCTGCGCCGAAGCACCAGAAGCCGCCATAGCAGCCTGAAACCCGGAAACCTCAGCCTTCAGACGAACAACAACACTACGATCCGCCACGGCAGGCCTCCACTATTCAGATAATGTGTGCGATACTCTGCCAATGACAAAGCAGGGGGAAACGGCCACAAAGAAGCCCGGCGACGGGATCATGTGGGTCGGGTTTGTGATTGCCGTAGTCGGCCTATTGCTGTGCGTGGCAGCAGCGGTTAGCGGCGGAACGCCCGGGGCGCTGTCGGTCGGTGCCGTTCTTGTCGGCGCGGTCCTAGCCGTTATCGGCTACGCGCGGAGAGTGCTCGCCGCGGTCGAGAGCCGCTAACGGCTCGTCCCTAGTGCGCGTGTACACGGCGCCCAACTGCTCACCCGGATCCGGTTTGTAACCCTCCGAGTTGCGGTGGATCTCAATCGCCGCGTTCGCGTAACAAACCGTCGTGTCCACGTCGAAGTAGCCGTCATTCTCGGGGTGCCGGCAAATGTGCGCCGCATACCCGCAAGAACACAGCCCGTCCTCGTAGGCGGTGAGCGCCAACGCGAGGATCCGGTCTTTCACAGACCAGTCACCCCCGCCGCCCATGAACAGGGACGGGGGCTGCCGGTAGTCGCGTGCGGTCTTCAGGAGGGAGATTATCCCCGGCCATTTCCTTGTCCAGAGGACCGACGCGAGAAAGGGACAGTAACCTCGGGCTGCTGCAACGTAGCGAGCTGGTACGCGGCAACAATCTTCGACATCTGCGCGTCACCAATCGCCGCAGACAGCTTCCCCAACTGCTCAAAGGTCATCTTCGGCGACACCAGCGCCGCCTCAATCTGAAGACGCCCAATCTCCGCGTCAGAACGGTTGTCAGCCTTCGCCTTCTTGCCGATCGCGTCGATCTCATCCTGGGTGAGTCCCTTAACCCGGATCGTGATGCCCGAATCGTGGAACTGCTGCGCGAGCTTGACGTACTCCTGTTCGAGGAGATCGGCGGAGTCGGTCAGCGACTGGTCTTCCTCGGGGACGCTCTTGGCTTCCTCGATCCGACGCTCCAGCGCGTCAAGATCAGCCATCAGGTCCGCACGCTTGTAAACAGTCACAGACCGTTCAGGGCGCTTCGCATCCGACAGCCAAGCATCAATATCGAAGTCCTCGGGCGCTTCAAGGGGGGCAGTAGTGGGGGTTTCAGTCATGGTCGCAGGCTCCTAAGTAAGAGGGGGTCGCAGGCTATTTGGTGGTGAAGCGGCGCGGGGGAGCCTGCGAAAACAACCCCGCGCCGCTGGTATTAGTTACGCCACGATGGCAACCCGGTTCCACACCTTCTGAACATGGAACATCTGCCCGAACTTCAGGTACGATGCGTAGTCCTTCGGGGGGCGCGGGTCATCAGTCAGGACCTCGTACACGTCCACGACATCGCCCACAGCAAGCGGGGTGGAAGCCTGCGGGCCCTTACGCTCCACAATCCACACCCGGATACCCTTCTCAGTGAAGATCGTGAAAGGCACATCCTCAGCCGGGACAGACTTGCCATCCGGATCCAGGTATCGGAAGAACTCAACGTCGCCGCTGTAGTTCGACATACCCGGAACAGAGCTGTTCGTCGTGGACGCAAGGCTGGGCTCGTTGACCTTGTCCGCGCCAGTAGCGCCAAGGTTGTACGAAGACTTCAGGATGTTGTCAGAAACATCCTTCGCGCTCGGGGCCGCCAGATCAGTAGCGAGGGACAGGACGCCGGGGGTAGCCGGCGCAACAGTGAGTACAGTAACCTTCACTGCACCAATAGCAAGCGAGCGGGGCATATCAAACCTCTTTCAGGTCAATGGGTTGTTCGTCCGGTGCGATTGCCTCGGGCGTGCTGGGATCAATCGCAGTAAAGTCCGGATTGACCTGGTCCCTGATCCATGAAGCAGGGACGGGGTGTTCGTACTTCAGGCCGGTGGATTTCCGCCAGACCTCAATAAGTTGGGCCACGACGAGCCTCCTTCTTAGTTATGCGGGGTCACTGATCAGGTCGTACTGATCCACGGCGTAAAACGGGTGACCGACGCCGGGGATAGTGACGGACAGGTCAGCCTGTATGGGCATCTGCGGGGTCTGAACCATGCGGTGAGTCACCCGGTTAGGTACGGTCGGCCTAGCCCTGTTCAGGGCCGTCCTGACGCGCTGCAAGATTATCGCCGCGGAGTCGAACGACAGCCCGGCTACTGTGGCGTAAACCTTCACCGTGAGCGTCGTCGGATCATCCGATAACGCCTCCGTGTCAGCGGTCCCGCCGTCGCCCCACAGCACCACATACGGGTAAGTAGGGGTGCCGGGAACGTCGCCCTTGTAGACCGTCATGTCAGATGGCAGGAGAGCGGCAACCCCGGCGTAATGGTCAGCGATCATATGAGGATCCCGTCACCAATAGCACCGAGCGCGCGTTCAAGGTTCGGCGCCTCATCATTCAACGCCTCAACCGGATTACGAACCGTCCCACCACCAGGGCGAGACGTACCAAAAATCGCAATACCAGCAAGCGCAGCAACCGAACCAACCGACTTGTCATAGCCAATCTCGGCATCAACCGACGCATCGCCACCGAACTGCCCAACGTTCACGTCATACGTGACCGTCCGGGCAATCTGCTTGAAGTGGCGAGACTTGTTCGCGTCAGCCTGCATCGCCTTCTTGACGTTCTGGGCAGCCTTCTTCACAATCGGCTCCACCTTCAGAACAGCCAGCGGGGCAGCCTTGATCAGGTCTGCCGTCAACTGGCTAATCTCATGGGCGTCAACAGTGAACGTCTCAACAGTGCTCACGATGGCATCTCCTCCACCCCAAGACGCCGGGCCGTACCCTCAGACTTGTTCATCAGCCCGACAACCCGATACGAACGCCCAACAAGGTCCGGGTCATAAACAGACGCCGTGACCAGCGCCTCATCGTTGGTCTTCACACCAACCACCGAAACCGGGACCTGCACCTCATACCGCTGAACAATGAACTCGTACTCGCCGCCAGTTTTCATCAGCTCACGGTTAGTGAAGGTCTGCACCTTGCACTTACCCGTGTAGATGGTTTCGTAAGCAGGGGACACGACGCCCGAAACAGGATCCGTGACAAGGCCCGTCTGCCGGCGGATCGTGCACTCATCCACCATCAGCCGCTCAGCCATATGCCGGGCGCGCGAAAGAACACCGCCAAGATTCACAGCGTTTTCACCACCTGAGAGCCATTACCAAACCGGGCAGCCAACCAATGCCGCGTCCGGGAAGGAAGCGTCATTGGTGTGACAGCCTCCACCTCCAAGCCGGTGGCGTAAGACTCCTTGTAGTCGTCCACACCAACCGACGAAACCCGGCCATTGTTCAAACCAAGATCCCCAGAGCGGAATGCCTCCAACCCGGCAATAACCACGGACACAACAAGCTCCGCAATATCCTCCGGGACGGTTGCGTAACCATGCGTGTACGTCACCGTCACGTTCAGCGGACCATCCATGCCCGGGGCGTCAGACATGCCCCAGCCCGAACGCCGGTACAGCCCGGACGCCACCAGAACCCAGTCAGTAATCTCTGACCCGTCCTCAGTAGCGATCACGGACTGCACCGACTGAACAGGCAGGCCAGGCAACCGCAAAAGCTGCCCATCAAACGCCGTCAAAGTGACCGTAGACGTTGACTGGATGATCGGCGCGCCAGCAGCATTACACACCGCAGCCGAAGCAGACCGGATAAGCCGGCCCACAACAGTCGCCTCAGTGCCCGAAACCACAACACCGTAATCGGCGAGGTCTGACACGCTGATCAAATCAGTCATAATTACGCCTTAGCTCCCTTGGCCGGCGTCTCAACCGGCGCGTCAACATATTCGGCGTGACCGCCACCAACCAGGCCGGAAGCGATCGAGTCAACCGCCTCGAACACGACACCGTTCTCGCCCTTCAGCCAAGCCATCAGGCCGCCGTCACAGACACGATGCCGGTGGGGCGGATAGCCTTGGCGCCGTAGACGTGGAGGCCACGGACGCGGTCGGCGAAGCTGTTCTGGTCGCGCATACCTTCGACGGACTGGACCTGCGAAGCGAACGCAAGGGCAGACTTGTGGAACGCGATGATCTGCGGCTTAGCCGTGGACTGCATGTTCTCCGTGGTGTACGACTCGAAGCCGAGCAGCTTGCCCAGTGAGGCGTTACGCA